AATACCTGGGCATCACCGGCACGGCCGATGACGCCCTGCTGGCCAGTCTGATCGAGAGCGCCAGCGCATTTGTGGCCCAGTACCTGTCCCGGCAGATTGAGCAGGGGCAGGTCACCGAGTATTTCAGCGGGCGCGGCCGGGATGCCCTGATCCTGTCCGAGGGACCCATTGCCAGCATCGACGCCGTGGTGGCCGATGACCAGCCGCTGCCGGCTTCATTGGACAAGTCCACCGGCTGGAAAGAGGCGGGCGGCTGGCTGCTGTACGTCAACGGACGCTGGCCGGAAGGGCGGCAAAACATCGTGGTGACGTACACGGCCGGGTATGCGCCCGGCAGTATCCCGGCGGACATCGAGCAGGCTGTGATTGATCTGGTGTCGTTGCGGTACAAGGAGCGCGACCGGATCGGCTTCCAGAGCAAATCGCTGGCCGGTGAGACCGTGACCTTCATGATCAGGGACCTGAGCCAATTTGCCCGGACCGCCCTGAACAACTTCCGCAAGGTGATCCCGCAATGAGCCGCATCATCCTCGACATGAACGCCAGCGCCGCGACGGCCGCGCTTCAGCAGGCCGGACAGCAGATCACGCATGAGGTCGAACGCTCGATGGGGCGGATTGTCCTGCAGGTGCTGACCCGTGTGAAGCGCGACAAGCTGTCCGGGCAGGTGCTCAATGTCCGCACCGGCCGCCTGCGCCGCTCGATCAACAGTCAGGTGCGCCCAACCTCCAGCGGCATCGAAGGGCTGGTCGGCACCAACGTCGAATATGCACCGGTGCACGAGCTGGGGTTCAGAGGCACCGTCAGCGTGCGCCAGCACCTGCGCACCATCACGCAGGCCTTCGGGCGGGCTATTCCAGCCAAGCAAGTGTCCGTAAATGCCCACCCGCGCAAGGTGGCGCTACCAGAGCGGTCGTTTTTGCGGTCGGCCCTGCAGGACCTGGAGCCGCAGATCATGGCCGAGCTGCAGGCCGCAGTGCAGAGGGGGGTAGGACATGGACCGTGAGGCGATCTTTGTGGCGCTGGCCGACCTGCTGAATGGCATCCCCGGTGTGGTGACGTTCAGCCGCAAGCTGCTGCACTGGACTGATGTGTCCCCCAGTCAGCAACCGGCGCTGTTCCTTGCGCAGGGCAATCAGACCGCCACCCCCGGCGACCCGGCGCGGGGCCTGCCGACCAAGTGGACGCTGTCCGCCGACCTGTACCTGTACACCAACACCCAGGGCGAGACCAGCCCATCGACCCGGGCCAACATCCTGCTGGATGCCATCGAGCACCAGCTTTCCCCACCACCACTGCAGCGCACCCAGACCCTGGGTGGACTGGTGGAGCACTGCTGGATTGAGGGGGCCATTGAAACCGACGAGGGCACGCTGGGCGACCAGGCCGTGGCCATCGTCCCACTGAAGATTCTGATCACCGCGTAACGCCCACACGGGCATTTTTTGGAGAACACCCATGTTCCAGTTTGGATCCGGCACGGCGTTTGCGACCCCGCAATCCGACGCCTACGGCAATGCCATCACCAACCCGACCGTCACCGAGTTTGGCATCCTGCAAAACATCAGCATCGACTTTGGCTTTGACGTCAAAGAGCTGTTTGGCCGGCAACAGTTCCCGGTGGACATCGCCCGAGGCAAGGGCAAGATCACCGGAAAGGCCAGCTCGGCACGCCTCAATGGTACGCTGCTCAACAACGTGCTGTTCGGGCAGGCTGTCACCGCAGGCACCCTGACCGCAGTGTCCACCGCAAACACCCCGACCACCGTTCCGGCCAGCACGCCGTTCACCACGGTCATTACCCCGCCAAACGCGGGCGTGTTCAAGGCGGGGATGGGCGTCACCGATGCATTCGGGGTGCCGCTGACCCGCGTGGCCAGCGCACCGTCGGCCGGCCAGTTTTCGCTGGATGAGAGCACCGGCACCCACACGTTCGCCTCCACTGATTCGGGCAAGTCGGTGTTCATCAACTACCAGTACACGGCCACTGTTACCAGTGCCAAGCAGAGCGTGGTGCAGAACCTCGACATGGGCAACGCCCCCACGTTCAGCCTGACCGTGCACACCCAGTACAAGGGCAAAATCCTCAGCCTGACCCTACACCGCTGCGTCAGCAGCAAGATCAGTCTGGCCAGCAAGCAGGACGACTACACCATCCCCGATTTCGAGTTCCAGGCGTTTGCCGATGACCTCGGTCGCGTGGTCACCTGGTCCATCTCGGAGTGAGCATGAAAACCGTCAACAATCCGCGCGGCACGACCATTGCCGCCCTGGGGCTGACCTTTGCCCCGCTGTCCCTCGGCGCGCTGGAAAAATACCTGCCGCGCCTGCAGCAGCTGGAGCAGGATGGGCAGATGGACTTTGCGCTGGTCATCGATCTGGCGCTGTCCAGCCTGCAGCGCAACTATCCAGAGATCACCCGCGAGGCCGTGGGCGACCTGCTGGACCTGGGCATTTTGCCCGAGGTCATGCAGGCCATTCTGGGTGCGTCCGGCCTCACCCGTGATGCGGGAGGGCAGGAGCAGGGGGAATCAACTGGGGGGAGCTCTACAGCCACCTGATCATGTGCACCGGCTGGACGTGGGAGTACTGTCAGAACGACATGGACCTCCCGCGCCTGCTGGCCATGAACAGCTACTGGAAAGCCAACCCCCCGTTGCACCTGCTGGTCCGGGCCTTCGTGGGCTTTGAGGGCGGGCAGGATGAGCCGCAGCAGCCCGAACAGGATCTGGACGAGCTGCTGGCCGCATTCCCGATGGGGTGACACATCACCCGGCACCGGATAGGATCACGGCATCCTGTCCGGAGAACTGAAAATGAAAATGCTAGCTGTGCCCATGTTGTTGCTCTGCTCGGCGGTTCATGCCGGCTTCACCAGTGATGCTGAATTGCGCGAGCAAAACATCCGACAGGCTGAGCAAAAAAATCTTGAACACATTGAGGCGATCAAAGGGCAACAGGTCTGGGTCAGCAAAAAATGCTCATCGCCACCAGTGTTTTATGCCGAGCCACCACAGGGCCGGTTGTTTAGGCGCCCTGGGGCTGCTTTCTACAACTTGGAGCGCGAAGTCGAGCCAATCACCGTAATTGATGCCCAGCGCCAGCCGGATGGCTATCTGCATGAGATTTTATACACCGTAAAAATGGCGGATGGCAGCCAGGCCTATTACCGTTCAACTGGCACCGGAGACTGGATCAATCCCGTGCCGCCGACCACGATAGATTACGGCTGCTGGTTCACCAGCGACCCTGTGGCATATCGGGAGGAGCTGCGAAAAAAACAAAAAGCAGATGAGGCTGCCCGTGCTGCTGCCTACCAGGCCGAAATGGCCGAAATCCGAAAAAGGGATGAGGAATCGGCCCGAAAAAGAGCTGCGCTTGCCAAAAAGCCCGGCGTGCGCATTGGCATGACCAAGCGCCAGGTGATTCGGAACAGCAGCTGGGGAGAGCCAATGGATGTCAATTCGACCACTACAGCCAGCGGCACCTTTGAACAGTGGGTGTATGGCGATGGCAATTACCTTTACTTCAGGAATGGAATACTGGTGAGCATCCAGAACTGAGTCCACCCGTTTTGAATAACCCGCTTCGGCGGGTTTCTTTATGCCCGGAGTTTTTGCATGAGCACCACCAACAACATCGACGTCCGCATCCGTGTCGACAACGGCAACCTGCAAGCCGGGCTGAACCAGGCCGCCAGCCAGATCAACAGCACCACCCAGCAGATCGGCCAGCACAGCCAGATCAACATCAACATCGACCTCGCGCACCTGCGGCAGGAGCTGCAACAGGTTGGGCAAATCATTCGCACCGGGCTGGCCAACCTGAACACCAGCGGCGGCGGCAACACAGTACACGTCAACGTGGACACCAGCGCCCTGCAGGCCGAGCTACGCCATATCGCCGCCGTGCAGGCCCGCTTGATGCGGCAGGTGCGCGACAGCGTGAACGATGTTGCAGGCAGCATGCAGCAGGGGTTGGCTGGGGGCGTGGATGAGGTTGGAGAGGCCACCAATCGCACCAGCGGCTTCATCGCAAACCTCAAGGCCAATCTGGCCAGCATGGCCATCGAGCAGCTCACTGAGGCATTCTTTGAGCTGGGTCGTGCCATGCTAGCGACCAGCGACAGCGCTGCGCTGCTCAATGCCCGGTTCAAGGACCTGCTGGGGGCAGGCCCGGAGCTGGTGCAGATGAAGGACGATCTGTTCAAAGCCGCACAGCGCCTGCAGGTCGGCTACGAGGACATGGCCAAAGCGGCTGCGCGCTCGCTGCCCTCGCTGCAGGATATGGGCATGAGCCAGGCCGAGGCCGCGCGCAACTCGGTCAAGCTGGCCGAGATCCTCATGACCACCGCCAAGCTGTCCGGGGCCAGCACCGAGGAGGCCGCCGCATCGGCGCAGCAGTTCAGTCAGGCGCTGGGGTCCGGCGTGCTGCAGGGCGATGAGCTGAAATCCATTCTGGAAAACAACCAGGCGCTGGCGCGTACTCTCGCCGCCGCGCTGAAAATGCCCGACGAAAACATCACCGTCACCATCGGCAAACTGCGTGAGCTGGGTGAAAAGGGCCAGATCACTTCCAGGGTCATGGCCGAGGCGCTGCTCAACAGCTACGACACGGTCATGGCCAAGGCCGATGAGCTGCCGCAGACCTTCGGCGGGGCCTGGGCGAAGGTCAAAAACATCTTCTTCCGCACCATGGACGAGATGAACCAGGCGGAGCTGTTCAGCGGCACCCTGCAGGGCCTGAAAGAGCTGACGGACGGATTTCAGGCCCTGCAGCAGGACGGCTCCATCCAGCAGTTTGCACAGGACACCATGGCGGTGCTGGCTGAGCTGGCTGCGGTGTTTGGCGAGCTGGTCACCACGGTGGCTGATGTGTGTGGGGAAATCAGCACGCTGTGGGGCAATCTGGCGGGCGCGGTCGGTGAGACCACCGGCACACAGATTCGCTTTGTGGACCTGCTGGTCGGCGCCCTGAAGGGCTTTCAGACCTTCATGATCGGCCTGCGCACCGGGCTTGAGGTCATCTGGTACAGCATGAAAGCAGTGGTTGTCGCCGTGTTCGAGGCCATAATCGCGGCGGCCATTTCAATGGAGTTTGTATTTAAGTGGTGGGGACAAGCCATTGGCGGTACGGTTGAGGGCCTGCGAGACTTGATCAGTACTTGCATGCAGGCCGTTGACCGGGCATTGCATCTTGATTTTGCGGGAGCGGCGGCGGCGTGGGATGACGGGATGAGCCGTCTGGAGTCCATCGTGGCGGAACGGTCAGGACGGATTGCCAATTTGACTGCCATAATGGCGTCCAAAATGTCCAACCTGTCCATGCAAAGCATCATGGATGCTGCCGCGCCTGCTGCCGATGCTGCAGAACAGGCCAATAAATCATTCCGGTCGGTCTGGCTGCCGGGGGCGGATAAAACACTGCAAACCAAGCCGGCTGAGCCCCGTGACATTGCCCCGGTGCAAAAAGTCACCGTGGCACCCCCTGCCGAAAAGGAGAAAAAAGCCAAGAAGCCACCCAAGTCCCATGTAGTCCGCGATCTGGAGTCCGGCCTGCAGCGCCAGCGGCTGGATTGGGAAGACGACCAGCAACGGGCCGGGACGCTGGTTGACTTCCCGCTGGAGCGCGTCCGTGCCTACTGGGCCGACGTACTGAGCAACCACAAGCTCACCGCCGAGGAGCGCCAGCAGGTGGAAAAGCGTCTGTCCGACGCCAACCGCAGCCTGCGCCAGCGTGACCGGCAGGCCGAGCTGGAGCAGCTGCGCCAGCAGGTTCAGGACACCAGCCAGAACAGCACGCTCAAGCTGGAAGCCGCCAGGGCCTACACGGACCGGATCAAGGCCATCTATGGCAGCCAGTCCGACGAGTACCGCAAGGCGCTGCGCCAACAGGAGGACGCCCAGCGCGACGCTGACCGCAAACGCTACGAGATGGCGCTGCATCAGTCCGAGCTGAACCAGCAGGTGGCACTCGACCGCGTGGACACCGCACAGGCCAACATGGAGCGCGACGACGAGCTGGGCCTG